TCAAATATAGCCATAGGAGAACGGGCGAACATCGTTTACGTCTATGACATGTCGTCACAGGGGCGCAATCCCACATATGGGTTTTCCATTCCCCTCGTAGCAGACTCAAATCTTTCATACTATCTCAACGTCTCGTCAACTGAATCATTTTCAAATATATCAGCCAACTCTTTTTTCACTATAAATCAGGTGGGCGTTCTTCCAGGCACAAATCCGGAAAATATTCTTCCATACAACGGCATTTTGTTGAATTCATCATCAAACACTCTTACAAACCCCCTCAATTTGTCAACAAATTTCAATCTTTATTCAAATTCATCACTTATTTCAGTAACTCCATCTGGAACTCTCGCGTTCGCCAACACCGCATCATATATGTTAACGGGTGTTTTTTACACGACAAGCCCAGTAACAAACGTAATTATTACAAATACTTCTACAAATTCAAATGCATTTTTTAACTATACACTTGGGACGAGCGGGTCACCGCCCTATACAATTTCAGTACCGTTTGTTGTATCAAACACTGCAGGTACATATACAGTTTCAATCACAACACAGGATCCCGTATCAAATGTGAATAGCGGTACATATATTGCCTTATCTCCTATCAGTACACAGGCATACGACTATTTGAATCAAAGGTATAACTATTATGACTCTGTAGGTACGATAGCCATTACACGAGCCGATCTCAAGATAGGTGGACAGACTGTTCAAAGTCTTACAGGAGATTATATAGAAGTTTGGAACGAATTGAATATTCCATATGAAAATCAACCGGGTCTCCAGCTCTTGACGGGCAAGTACGACACACAAACGAACGTCCCACCCCCCGGTCGGACCTACTATATAAACCTACCATACTACTTTTACGATAAGCCGGAGCTGGCGCTGCCCATCGCCGCTCTCGGGAGACAGGATGTGGAGGTCTGGATCACCTTCAATAACTTTTCAAACTTGACATCAATTTCAGTTACAAATCCAACACTTCAAGCCACGATCATTACAGAATACGCATATCTTTCCAACCCCGAAATTGACTGGTTCCAAAGGCACCAACTTGACTATGTCATTTCACAGTGTCAATACGAAACCTTTCTTCTTGGACAAAATTTCAGATCTTCTATTTTTGATCTAAAATTCAAAAACCCCGTCAAGGAACTGTTTTTCCTCATACACCCTGACACTAATTTACCATATAATTACACAACCCCTGGGAGCGGGACGGACGCCGTCAATCTCGGAATGACGTTCAACGGCGAAGATGCGTTTTTAAGTTCAACAACCAACACACTTTATATAGGATCCATAGAGCCCTTTAATAAACACGTCAACTTCTTTTCAAAACCAACCGTCATCACAATTGATCAACCAAATACCTATGGGCGTCAATTTTACATGTATGCATTTTCTACAGATCCGTTCGCTACGACTTCGTCCGGTCAAATAAACTTTAGTAGGATCCGTCAGACGCTTCTTGAACTCAACATCACCAACACGGCCGGTAACTATCCTTCAAAAACTTTAGAAGTTATAGCCCTGTCTCAAAACGTCCTGCGTATTGAAAACGGTATCGCGGGCGTGATGTTCCACTAGTGAGATTTTAGGCGTAAAATAAATGCTTAGTATTTACTAGAGATGGCCGGTCGTGCCAGTTTGTCCTTTCTTGGTCAAGAGGACATTTCACTGAGTGGCGATCCAGAAGTCACATATTTTATAGAAAAATACCAGGGCCAAACTCCCTTTTCTTCCCGTGTGGATCGTGTCATCTTTGACGAGCAGGGGGTGTCGTTCGGGTCCCAAAATCACAGGATCCTTCCGCGCAACGGCGACCTCATCACAAACATGACGCTCTTTACCGCATTCCCTAGCCCCCCACCAGGTGTGAACGTCCTTGACTCTGTAGGTACCCTCATGTTTCAGTACATTGAACTATACATAGGGTCTGAGCTCATAGAACGCCTTTACGGCGAGTACATTGAGATGATGTTTGATTTAACAATTCCAAAGGGAAAACAGCCCGGTCTGTCCTTTCTAGACGGTAAGAATCTCCAATACATTTCAGCGCCTCAGCTCGCATATACTGTTCCACTCCCCTTTTCCGTATTCAAAAAGGGTCTTCCACTGTGCGCCTTCAAGGAGGATGTGACAATCAGAATCGTATGGAACCCATCAACATACTTTACATCCCCTCCTACACTCATCACCACCCCCTTCACCGCTCAATTGAATATAGAATACACTTACTTGGCTCAAAATGAAATTGATTTTATTCGTAAATCCCATATACAAATTTTTGAACAAATTCAGCTCAATCAATTTTTCGCACCATATGGGACCAGCTTCGTCCACTGCGATCTCAATTTTTACAATCCAGTAAAAGAACTCTACTTTGTTTTGCAACAAGATTCTGCACGTGGGTACGATTACAGTAACGTGGCGACCGCTGCCTCCGCTTCGGGGACCATAGGAACGGGTGATATCCTCGCCCAGCTTCAGTTTGACTTTAACACTACAGAGCGCATCTCAAAGGACGTCGGGTCGCCCCAATTCCTGCGGATCATCCAGCCCCTAGAGTTTCACACGAGGGTACCGGACCGCATATTCTACATGTACTCATTCAGCTTGGATCCACAGGACGATTCTCCAACAGGTTCCGTGAACCTGTCACGAATTCAGAATCAAAATTTGTATCTGTACCTCAACCCTACACCTACCAACGTAAATATTAGGGTCTACGCAGCGTCCTATAATTTCCTAGAAATATCCAACAATTCGGCCAAGGTGATTTTTTCCAACTTCTTTTAGTTAAAACATACGAGGCCAAGTAACGTAATGAATACCGAAGCTTTTGAACAGACGGCGACCGATCTTTTGCTCCCGGTACTAGAGTCGGCTACGGTGCTCGCAGGTCACTACGCCAAGGCGTGTGGCCGTGATGTTGTTCTCGCAGAGGACATGAGTTACGGGCTCATGTTCGCCGCCAGGAACGTGCTTGGGAAGCACGTTGGCACCCTGTACCCTGAAGTTTACGAGGAAGAGGACACCGACTCCGACTCGGTTCCTGATTTGGTGTCAGATGACGAGGACGATCCAGAGTGGACCCGTTACTCAGGCGACGACGACCTCTCCCTCAAGATGAATGAGTGCGCCGACACATGGGAGGCGTGGGAGCCGTCCAACTTTGCAGAAAACGCGTTGAAAAACGCGGTGGACAAAAATTCAGTTTTTGGTAGAGGATGAGTTTCATCAATTATACAATTTTTGATGAAGATTCAGAAGAAGAAACACGGTACTCAAGCTTTGTTGACCTGGAGGCGTTTGAAGAAAGTGACGCCGACACACCAGAAGCTTTTGATGGTACAGAAAAGGGCTCCGAGTTGGAGCCGGGGCAGGACGACAGGTCGCACGTCAGACCATGGGACCCGAGTGAAAATTTTTTTAATATTATATAGTAAAACATGGCGTCTACTGTGATGAGTATCGCAACCTCCGTCGAGTCCCAGGCTTTGAACACCGTCATCGGTGGGTTCTCCTTCGCCGCCGCGCTTGCATGGTACGAGGTTGTGAAGAAGGTTGTGGACCGCGTCGCCAAGTCCAACGGCAGCACCCAGGGCGCCGTCATCGCGGCACTGGTGACCACCCTGCTCGCCGTCCTCGTGTACATGATCCTCAAGACGTTCATCACCAACGTGGAGATCAAGGAGCCCAGCCAGCCCATGTTCGCGGTGACCCGCTAAACAATCTGCGGGACGGGGGCTTTTGGCCAACTTTTCCACACGACAATAGCTGCAATTAAACCTAAAATTATCAAGACCCACGGGATCCGTTTTTTGGGTTCGGGTGGTGGAGGCGGTGCTACTTTCATAGCCTCCACGATTCGCTTTATTTGTATTTCTTCAAGGGGTATAGGGGGTGGCAGGGTGGGCTCTGGGTCGGGTGTCACATGAAGACGCAGTACGAATGCGTTGGTGTTCCAGCCTCTAAAGTCAAGAAGGTTTCCGGACTTGTCAATCCACCTCACCGTCAGGCGCTGCAAACTGTTGATGGGCTCCGGATAATCTACCGAAACTCTATAATCCTTATTTTCATGAAAATTCTTAATACACGCCGAGCCCACATCCATGATGACGGGAGCGAATGCCCTGTTCGCATTTGATCCTGAAATTGTACCTGTAGTCCCCTGAAGAGATCCAGTATCAACGTTAAATGGCGTTCTGAGTTCATCAATGTCTAAAAATACATATTCATTGAGTGAAAAATCAACAAGGGTTGATGATTTAAGTATAAATTTGCCCGCATATGCGGGATCAAGGGCAGTGGCTGCAGTGGCCG